AGAGATCACGGCATTCCTCGACCGGCACGCCGGCGCAAAGGCGTTCCTCTGGACAACGCCTCTCGGCGAACTCGGGCTGTTCACTTGCAAAAATCCCGCTCCCACACCAATGGGGGGCGGGGTCTTCAAACTCACCGCCACGTTTGAGCGGGCATTCCAACCATAAGGGGTAAACATGCCGCTGATTAGTGATATCCAAGTGCTCGAGCCTGGCAGCGAAGTGCTGCTCTTTGAATTGGACGGCACAGATTATGGGGCAGACGTTTTGCGCTTCCATGGGCATGCGATTCCGCACACACCGGCTGAGTTGATTGCCGCAGGCGCGGATGCCGACCAACTGCCGGCGAAAGCAATCTACTGGCAGGGCAACGAGTACAGCGCCTGGCCGATGCAGATCGATGGCATCGAGGCGAACGGCGACGGTACGGCGGTGCGGCCGACACTATCGATTGGCAACGTCAACGGCCGCATCACCGCGCTGTGCCTTGCGTTCGAAGATCTGCTCGAGTTCAAGCTGACGATGCGCCACACGCTCGGCAGTTACATCGATGCGGCGAACTTCCCCGCTGGCAACCCAACGGCAGATCCAACCCAAGAAACGATCGAGGTCTGGTACATCGACCAGAAAACGAACGAGGACGGGGAGAATGTCAGTTGGGAGTTGGCCAGCCCTGGCGACGTCGGCGGTGAATCAATCGGCCGACAGGCAACAACGCTGTGTCACTGGTGCCTCACCGGTGGCTACCGCGGGCCGAACTGCGGCTACACCGGCCCCTACGTTACGAAGGACGGTGTCGTCACCGACAACCCCGAACTGGATCAGTGTGACGCCACACTCGGCAAGGGCTGCATCCCGCGCTTCGGCGAAGGCAACCCGCTGCCGTTTGGTGGATTCCCGGCTGTCTCCCTGATCGCACGGAGCTGACATGCGAAAGCACATCTTGAGCGCGATTCAGGCGGACGCGGTAGCCGAGTACCCAAAAGAGTGCTGCGGGCTGCTGCTGGCCGTGGGTCGAAAACAGCAGTACTACCCGTGCCGCAACATCTCGACCGAGCCGAACGAGGAGTTTCGCATCGATCCAGAGCAATACGCGGCTGCTGAAGATGTGGGCGAAGTAATCGGTGTGGTGCATTCGCATCCGGACGCCACCAGCCGGCCGTCACCGCGCGACCTCGCAATGTGCGAGGCCACCGCGCTGCCATGGCACATCCTGAGTTGGCCGGAAGGGGATTTGAGAACGATTGTGCCTACCGGCGAAGTCCCGCTGCTGAAACGCCCCTTCGTGCACGGTGCCTGGGACTGCTGGCAGGTCTGCGCTGACTGGTACAAGCGCGAGTGGGGGCTGGAGTTCGAAGTTTTCAAGCGCGCCGATGGCTGGTGGGAGAGCAAGGACAACACCAGCCTGTACGAGGCGAACTATGAAGCCGCCGGCTTCTGCCGGGTCGACCAGCCGCAGCGTGGTGACATGATTGTGATGGAAGTAGGGCGCACGGCACACCCGAATCATGCCGGGATCTTCCTCGGCGCTGATCCAGCGCTGCCAGGTGAAGACGCGGCGACGTTCGGCCCCGGCCCGTTCTTGTTACACCATCTGTACGGCAGGCCGTCAGAAGTTATCGTTTTCGGTGGGCCGTGGCTCGACCGAACACGCCTGATTCTCAGGCACAGGGGGGCAGAATTAAGCACATAATGTTGGAGAGTTTTCCGTGGTGGAGGCAAAGACCGTCGAATGATAATCTCATTTTTTTCAGACGATGGATCGCAATGATCGACAAGCTTCTGACTACCGCACTTGCATGCGCTGTTTTGCTCGGCTCCCCATCTGCAATGGCTTGGACTGATGACGGTGGGAAGATAGTTTTTAGTCGTGGCGAAATAGACCATTGTTCGCAACTAGCCCTCGACGCTGGCGCGATAATGCTCGGCAGGCAGGCAAATGAGCCGCCTTATTTTGATCGAGACCAATATGAAGTGCCATCAGCGGCGAGAAAAAGCATGCGGGAAAGTTTGTCACGAATGGTGCTTACCTACCCCGTACGAGACACTGCTGAAGAAAGGCAGAACGATCTTAAGGACTTTATGAAGTCGGCGAAGCTGATCTGCATAAAAGCCTATATGGAGTCGGTTCCTGCGAGCCCTCACGCACAGACAGCAGCACCCTGACCCTTTCGGTGCACAAATTTTTGCACGCTTCCAGCGGGTGTTACATTGCCAGCATTTCCACAGGAGTGACCTGCATGAAATTGATCGTAGGAGCGCTGGCATTTGCGCTATTGGCGGGTTGCTCTGACAGTGGCCCGATCAAAGTTGGTCCCGACACGTACACGATTTCAACTCGTGTACCTTTCGGCGGCCCTGCCTCCGCTAAGGGGCAGGCCTTGAAAGAGGCGAACGTTTTTTGCGCCTCACAGGGGCGTGAAATACTCCTCGATCACATGCAGGCAAGTGAATGTGCGCTGCATGGAGGCTGCGGCGAAGCTGAGATCTTTTTTTTCTGTTTAGCAGTCGGTGATCCACAGTTGAAACGTCAGAAATACAATCCTGACCCAACTCAAAAAATCGAAATCGATCAGCGTTGAATTTTGGATTTATAAAAATGGGTAATCTGTCTCGCTTAAACGAGCTGTTGGTCGAGCACAATTGTGTTCACTCCATGAGCATCGCAATAAAGGATTTTAAGTACAACCTATCGTTGACGATGTCGTCTTCCGATGATCCTGAGACAGGTGCGGTAACTATTGGCTTCCAAGACGTCAGTGCGCTGAACTTGGACGGTTTCGGCGGCGGACTAACCCAATTTATGGATCTCGTCGTGAGTCGCATCGACGAAGGTCTGGACAGGATCCGGTACGAACTGAGGGACATTGAAAACGAGAAAATCTCGTTCTATTTTTTCACCTTCAGCGACAATTGTAAGGAGTAAAAATGCGTATTTTGATAGGAGCGTTGGCGGTAGCGCTGTTGGCAGGGTGTGCTACTTCGCCTGTTCCGGCGGATAAAGCTGATCCGGTTCCAAGCAACCGTCTGTATGCATTCAGTGCCAAGTCGGAGTCGCACTTGCTCGTCACGCGTGACAGTGGCCTATATGGTTCAGGTTGTAATTACCGGCTGTACATTGATGGAGTCCTGGCAGCTGAATTCGCCTCAGGCGAGGTAGCTCGTTTTGGAGTAAAAGCCGGAAAACATATCCTTGGAATCAAACCGAGCGCCGCGTGTGGTGGCTGGGGCTTGGTTGAGCGCGAGGTAGATGTAAAAACCGGTGAGACGGTCAGGCGTCGAATCACGCTTTCGGGCGACAATTTCGATATTTCGCCCACGGCAATTTAAATGCATAACCAAGCCCGCATCTGCGGGCTTTTTTGTGCCCGGAGAAAAATATGGCTGACGTTGCAGCTGCTTACAATCCAATGACCACGATCCTTCTATCAGGCTCATTGGCCAAGAAGTTCGGGCGAGTCCATCGTCGTCAAGTAGACAGTAAGCGTGTATGGGAGGCGTTCAAGGCGCTGAAGGTGACGTTGGATGGCTTTGAGGATGAGATCCGGCGGCTTGATCGGCTTGGGATGCGATTCGCCATTTTTCGCAATCGGAAGAACGAAGCGGTGGAGGGTTTTGATCTGGGTGGCACTCGGGAGATCCGAATCGTCCCAGTCGTTTCGGGCAGCAAGCGCGCCGGGTTGATGCAGACCGTTTTGGGCATCGTGCTTATCGCCGTGGGCTTTTTCGTCTACGGATCTACTACGGCTCAAGGTGCGGCATTGATCGCAGGGGGTATTGCCTCGACCGCCGGCGGCGTTATCCAAATGCTCAGCCCCCAAGCAAAGGGCTTGTCGCAAAGCGCCTCCCCAGAAAACGCGCCGTCCTACGCCTTCGGCAGTGCCAAGAACACAACGGCCAGCGGCAACCCGGTACCGATCTGCATCGGCGAACGCCGGTGGGGTGGGATGATCATCTCAGCCTCGATCATGGCCGAAGACAAGGTGTAAGCAGACAGCAGCACGACAGCCGCCCGAGAGGCGGTTTTTTTATGCCTGGAGGAAAGCATGGGCGCAGCAGAAAAGATCGAGATCCACGGCGAGAAGGGCGGTAGCAGCAAGCCGAAATCTCCGGTCGAAGCCAGCGACAGCCTGCGCTCGACCAACTTGGCGAAGCTGTTGATCGCGGTGGGTGAGGGTGAGTTCGACGGGATCCCGACCGACTACGACATCTACCTGGACAACACGCCGATCCGCGATGCCAGCGGCAACTTCAACTTCCCCAATGTGAAGTGGGATTGGCGCCCGGGCTCGGTGGATCAAACCTACATTCCGGGCATTCCGTCCGTGGAGAACGAGACATCGCTGAACATCGAACTGCGTAGCGATTCGCCTTGGGTGCGATCAATCAGCAACACTCAGCTGTCGGCAGTGCGCATGCGTTTAGCATGGCCGGCGCTACAGCGCGCAGATGACGAAGGCAACATCGGTGGATACCGCATCGAGTACGCTATCGACGTGGCCACCGATGGCGGCGCGTATCAGCAGGTGCTGGTGGACGCGGTCGACGGCAAGACCACCACACGCTACGAGCGCTCGCGCCGTATCGATCTGCCCGAAGCAACCACTGGCTGGCAGATCCGAGTGCGCCGCCTGACGCCGAACCAGAACAGCAACAAGATCGCTGACACCATGCTGGTGGCCGGTTACACCGAGGTGATCGACGCCAAGCTTCGCTACCCGAATACCGCGCTGCTCTATATCGAATTCGACGCCGAACAGTTCACCAACATCCCAGCCGTAACCGTGAAGTGCAAGGCTCGACGCTGGATGGTGCCGAGCAATTACGATCCTGTGCAGCGCACGTACACCGGCACATGGGACGGCTCGATGAAGTCGGCGTGGACGAATAACGCCGCGTGGATCACCTACGGTATTTGCACTGAAGACCGTTTCGGTTTGGGCAAACGCATCAAGCCGTTCATGGTGGACAAGTGGGAGCTGTACCGGATCGCTCAGTACTGCGATCAGTTGGTGCCGAACGGCCTTGGCGGTACCGAGCCGCGTTTCCTTTGCGACATGAACCTGCAAGGCAAGGCCGATGCCTGGTCGCTGCTGCGCGATATCTCAGCGATCTACCGGGGCATGACATACTGGGCGCAAGCCCAACTGGTGATGCAGGCCGATATGCCGCGCGCGCAGGACATCGATTACGTCTTCACCCGCTCTAACGTCATCGACGGCAAGTTCTCCTACGGTAGCGCCTCGGCGAAAACCCGTTACACCCGGGCGCTAGTCAGCTACGACAACCCGGCGAACAACTACGACACCGACGTCATTCCGTTTGCCGATCTGGATCTGCAACGTCGCTATGGTGATCGGCCGACTGAGCTGAGCGCCATTGGCTGCACGCGCGCGTCCGAGGCGCAGCGGCGCGGAAAGTGGGCAATCCTCAGCAACAACCAAGACCGCACCGTCTCGTTCAAGACCGGTATGGAAGGCGTCATCCCGTTACCGGGCCACATCATCCCGGTGGCCGATTCATTGCTGGCGGGACGTGAAGTAGGCGGCCGAATCTCCAAGGCGGCAGGCCGGGTGATCACGCTTGATCGTGACACCCAAGCCAAGGCCGGTGATCGACTGATCATCAACCTGCCCGGTGGCCGCGCCGAAGGCCGCACCGTGCAGAGCGTCAGCGGACGCGCGGTGACGGTGACTGTCGCCTACAGCGAACCTCCGATCGCGCAGCTGCAATGGGCGCTCGATGCGGATGATCTTGCGATTCCGCTGTATCGAGTGCTGCGCACCAAGCGCACAACCGAAGGCGATTTCGAGATCAGCGCGTTGCAGTTCGAGCCAAGCAAATTCGCTTACATCGACACGGGCGCGCGGCTGGAAGAGCGTCCGATCAGCGTCATTCCGATCACTGTGGTACCGGCGCCGGCCAGCGTTGCCCTCGCGTCGACGTCGTCTGTGGTTCAAGGCCTGGCCGTGGCCACTATGACGATCAGTTGGCCCGCTGTGGATGGCGCGGTCGGCTATGACGTGGAATGGCGCAAGGACAGCGGCAACTGGATCAAGGTGCAGCGCACCGGCATGACCAACGTCGACTTCGTCGGGATATATGCAGGCGCTTATGTTGCTCGCGTGCGCGCGGTCAGCGCTTACGATATCTCGTCGCAGTGGCGCAACTCGATCCTGACCAACCTGAAAGGGAAGAACGGACTACCGCCGGCGCTCAGCTACCTGACGGCCACGCCACTGTTGTTCGGCATCTATTTGAAGTGGGGCTTCCCTGCCGGCGCGGAAGACAGCCAGCGAACGGAAATCTGGTACGGGCCGACAACCAGCCTGGAAGCAGCGACCAAGTTGACGGACTTGTCTTATCCGCAAAGCGATTTCTCGATGCTCGGCCTGGCCGCCGGTGTGACCCTGTACTTCTGGGGCCGCATCGTCGACAAGATTGGGAACATTGGGCCGTGGTATCCGATTGGCCTGGGTGTACAGGGCCAGTCCAGCTCGAACGCTGGTGACATTCTGGAAATGATCAAGGGCCAGATTACCGAGACGGAACTCGGTGAGGACTTGCTGGCCGAGATCGAAAAAATCCCGGGGTTGCAGGCGCAGATCGATGCGCTCGACGGGCTGAAGGGTTACGACCCCGATGCGACCTACGTTGAATACGACCTGGTCGTTCAGGGCAAGCGAATCTATCAGGCGACCGGCCCGGTACCCGCCAACACACCACCGCCGAATCCTCTCTATTGGTTGGACGTTGGCCAGACCGTTGAAACGGCAAACGGACTTGCTCAGCAGGTGGCCACCAACACGGCCGAAATCACCGAACTGGATGGCGTGGTCACAGCCCAGGCAACCGCATTCGAGGCGCTGCGTGCATCGTCGCGAGATGACAACGGCGAGGGTGAGCTGGCTGATGCGCTCAAAGGCTGGACCAGCACCGCGGCGATCGCGACAGAGCAGAAGGTCAGAGCTTCGGAAAACGAGGCAATGGCTCAGCGCATCACCACCTTTGACGCCAAGATCGGTGAGAACGCGGCCAACATCACCACACTTGAACGGGTGGTTGCTGATACCAATTCAGCCACTGCCACGAAGATCGATCAGATCAGCGTCACCGTCGGGCAGAACGGATCTGCTATTCAGCAGCAGGGCGGAGCCATTCAGCAAAACACC